CCTGCAGACGATGCAGTAATTACATTTATTTCTTTGAATAGAGAAAGTGCTACTAAAGTAAGATTTACACAGTATAACTTTACAGGCACAGATAAACTAGCAATAGTAGATGGGCATAATCCCCCTGCGCTATACGATGACACAGATTTTGTTGTATTAAATAGTGCCCCTTCGGATGTTGTAGGAGCTACTCATGTAATTAACTTTCAAAATGCTTTGTTCTTTGCCAAAGGAAGTGCTCTTTCTTTTACTGCTCCTTATGATGATGATGCTTTTGACGTAGCAGCAGGTGCAGGTTCTATTAATGTTAACGGTGTGATAACAGGACTTACTGTATTTCGTAATCAATTAATTATCTTTACAGAAAGACAGATACACCAACTAGTAGGTAGTAGTATTGCTAACTTTAATCTACAACCTATTACTCGTGACATTGGATGTCTTGAAGGTGACACTATACAAGAAATTGGTGGAGACGTAATGTTTCTTGCTGTAGATGGCTTAAGACTTTTAAGTGCCACAGACCGTATTGGAGACTTTGGATTAGCCGCAGTTTCAAAAGTTATCCAATCTAATATGACAGAATTTATTTCTACCAATACAGATTTTACTAGTTGTGTTATTAGGGAAAAGTCTCAATACAGATTACTTGGGTTTAATAATAACATTACACAAGAAAATGCTCAAGGTATTATTGCTACACAGTTTGCGGAACAAGGTGGTGCTAACACTGGCTTTGCTGAAACAAGGGGCATTAGAGCATATGTAGCTGCAAGTAATTATAACGAAGCTACTGAAGTTGTTGTATTTGCAAATGATGATGGCTATCTTTATCAGATGGAATCAGGTAATAGTTTTGATGGTGTAAACATTCAAACTACTTTTGCTACACCACACTTTCCAATGCAGGATGCTAGAGTACGTAAAACATTCTACAAGTTATTTCTTTACACAGACCCACAAGGAAGTGTAAATTTTGATGTAAGTTTAAAACTAGACTTTGATACACAAGGAACTATTCAACCTGCTCCAATTACATTCACAAATACTGGGGGTACTTCCGGTTTTTATGGAGAAGTAGTGTACGGAGAAGCCGTATATGGAGCAAAGCTATTAAAATTATTTGACTCTCAGATTATAGGTTCCGGTTTTGCTGTATCCTTTCAATTTGAATCTGACGGAACAGACCCCCCATACTCGTTAGATGCACTAACAACTGAGTATGCAACACACGATAGAAGGTAAATAAAATGGGTACAGGCTACACACGTAATGACACTAGTAACAATATTGCAGATGGCAATGTTGTCAATGCTTCAGACCTCGATGGTGAATTTGATGCAGTAGAATCTGCGTTTGCCACTTCGGGTCATACACACGATGGTACGGCAGCAGAAGGTGGCCCGGTTACTGTAGTTGGTCCGGCACAGGATGTTGTTGTTAGTGGTACTAATGTAAATCCTAAAACAACAAATACACTGGATTTAGGTACGGGGTCATTGCTCTATAAAGATGCTTACTTACAAGGCAATATAACTGTAGGGGGTACAGTAGATGGTCGTGATGTTGCAGCAGATGGTACTAAATTAGACGGTGTAGAAGCAAGCGCAGATGTTACTGACACAGCTAATGTTACTGCTGCAGGTGCTTTGATGGACTCAGAGCTTACAGACCTTGCAGGAGTTAAAGGTGTTACTATTTCAACACTTCAAGTAAAACCCTCTGAAGGTGCGTTTGTTGACGGTGATAAAACTAAGTTAGATGCTATTGAGGCTTCTGCAACAGCAGACCAAACTGATGCTGAAATACGAGCCGCTGTTGAAGCTGCTACTGACAGTAATGTTTTTACAGATGCTGACCATACAAAGTTAAATGGTATAGAAGCAAGTGCAGATGTAACTGATACAACGAATGTGACCGCAGCAGGTGCGCTAATGGATAGCGAACTTACAGACCTTGCAGGAGTTAAGGGTGTCACTATATCTACATTACAAGTCAAGCCAAGCGAGGGTGCATTTGCTAATGGTGACAAGACTAAACTTGATGGCATAGAAGCAAGTGCAGACGTTACTGACGCTACCAATGTAACAGCAGCGGGTGCGCTAATGGATAGTGAGGTTACTAACCTTGCACAAGTAAAAGCATTTAATTCTGCTGACTATGCCACAGCAGCACAGGGAACAACAGCGGATGCAGCACTGCCAAAATCAGGCGGTGCAATGACAGGTGCAATTACAACAAACAGTACATTTGACGGGCGTGATGTTGCGACAGACGGTGCAAAACTAGACGGTATTGAAGCAAGTGCAGATGTTACTGATGCCACAAACGTAGCCTCCGCAGGGGCGGCAATGCTGACAGGCGGTACATTTACAGGTGATGTTACTGTAAACACTGTTTTAAATGTCCGTACAGCCATTGACCTTGCCGATAATGATATTCTAAGATTTGGTACTGGTGATGACTTTGAAATGTTTTGTAACGGCACTCATATGTACTTTGACCTTAATAGTGGTATAGGTAATTTATATATTCGTGATGGCGCAACCACAAGATTTACTTTTGATGATGACGGCAGCTTTACTGCAACGAGCAATATTACAGCGTATTCAGACCTTAAACTTAAAGACAATCTTGAAGTAATACCAAATGCCTTACATAAAGTGTCACAATTAACAGGTTATACTTATGACCGTATTGATATGGATGGTGTAAGACAAAGCGGCTTAATTGCTCAAGATGTACAAGAAGTATTGCCAGAAGTAATTGTCAATAATGTTGACCCTGATAGCGGTGAGGAAACACTTTCATTGGCATACGGTAACATGATTGGATTGCTTGTTGAGGCAGTAAAAGAATTAAAAGCAGAAGTTGAAGAACTAAAAGGTAAGTAAGCATGGCTTTACAAACTTCAGGTACAATTACCCTTGCGCAAATACAGACAGAGTTTGGCGGCTCTAATCCGATAAGTATCAATGAATATTATCGTGGCGGTGCAAATGTACCAGATACAGCAGCAAACAGCGGAATACCAACATCAGGCACAATTAGCCTAGATGATTTTTATGGTGGTGATGCTACGCCTCCCACACCAACAGGTACATTCAGTGCGGCTAACTTTACGTCACAAACAAACCTAGTTCGTTCTACATATTACTACAGTAATAATTTGACATTATCTGTCACTAATGAACCAATTACTGTTTCGGTGACTGGACTTGCTTCACCTACAATACAGAAAAACAGCACAGGCACATTAGCATCTTCGTTATCTTTTAATGATGGTGATACTTGTCGTATAAGAGGTTTAACGCCATCTACTTACAGCACAAGTAGAACCTTTACAGCATCTATGACAGGTGACAGTGCGACATTTACCGTTACAACAGGGGCAGCCCCCGGTGGCGGTGGTGGCGGTGGTAAGAAATGTTTGGCTCTTAATTCTCCTGTAGTTATTAAAGGAGTAGACGGTGCGGCTGACCGTGTTGCGACAGTTGCTGATATTTCTGTAGACGATAGGCTAACTGCATTTACTGAACCTACAATGCTTGATGAGGACAATCCTAATTGGGCTGATTGGACAATAGCCAATCTAGATAATGCTTCAGAGACTACCTCAAGAGTTGTTAAGTCAACGCCTTACATAGTCGGTGAGTGGATTAGAGTTAATGGACAGCTTGAGTGTACAGTACCACATCCATTCCTTGTTTACCGTAATTCTATATGGCATTGGATGACAGCAGGTGAGCTAGTCGTAGGTGATGAACTTCTTGGTCAGGGTGATACTAATATTTCTGTAACCAGTGTTGAGAATATGACAGGTACACTTGAGGTTATTAATGTTGGGGTTGAAGCTATAGATACTTATTACGCAGGTATGATTGATGGTGTCTATATACTGAACCATAACAAGTAAGGAATTGAAATGCTATATTGTGGTGGCGCACCTAAATCAGGTACAAACTTACTTCTAAAGGCTATCAGTCTATTTTGTACGGATGAAGTTAGAAAACACCATTACGGATTTTATAAGCCTTTCCCTTATGAGGATAAGCCTCATCCGCAAGTACAGATTATACGAAATCCAAGAAATACGCTGATAAGTTGGGTTCGTTTTAAGAAGCTACCTAGAAATGATTTTACGATTATTAAGAGTATGGATTTTACTATTGATTATATGAATGAACACTTACCTTGTATTACTGATGACAGGTGGCATACGGTCAGGTTTGAAGAGTTACTGAGTGACCCAAAGGTTATAGAAGGTATTGGGGATTATCTTGGGGTGACTCCTATAAAAAATCATTTTGAAAAACTGTGGGGCGGTACTGAAACTTTTACTGGTGACTTAACCAAATGGAAAGATTGGTGGACAGAAGAAGTGGATAAAGCTTGGACTGACAAGGGTGGAGTTGAACTTGAGCTTGAAATGGGCTACATTAATACTTAGGATAATAGTATGGAAATGGCTGATTTAATTGATGCGCTGTTAGCAATTATTGTTACTGTTGGTGGATGGTGGGCATCAAATACTTCTCGTGAACAGAAGAGACTAGAAATACTTCTTAATAAAACAAGAGAAGAGTATGCTACTAAGTATGAACTTAGAGAAGACATGAATCGTGTTATGGATGCTATCCATCGTGTCGAAGATAAATTAGATAAAGTATTAAGTAGGGACTAAATAAATGGCAGCATTTAAAGCATTTAAGCCAAGCGGCATGGAGAAGATAGCACGGTCTATGGGCTACACAGGTAACATGAATACCTTTGGTGACTACTTAGCACAAGACCCCATGCGACAAAATCAAATGAATGAGTACACTAATCGTGCTATTCGTATGGCACGTGGTGGACTTGCTATGGAAGCGGGTGGTATGGTTGGTCAATTTGGAGATGGCGACTATGGTGGTATAGCAACAGTACAACCATCTGTCCAAAGTACGGCTCCTGCAGATGCTCAATTTAGTACTGGACAAGAGGCAATTCTTAGGTATGATAATGGTCAGGGCGTTCCTCAGGACTATGCAGAGGCTGCTCCTACTTCCCAACCAACGGGTACAGTAACAGGTGGTGGTATTGGTGCTGCGCTAGGTAATTATGGTAGCAATTTAGCAAATGCAGAACCTGCTCCTACAAATGTATCTCGTACATTTACAACTGGTCAAGCACCTGTACCTATACAAACAATACAACCTTTAGCTGACGGTTCTGCACCTACAATAGGCGATGTTTCAGCACAGCGTATGCAACAACCGGGACTACCTGTAGGCGGTGTTGCTGTTGCTCAAGGTATTGCACAAACTCCCGGACAAATAATAGACCCGACTCTAGGTCAGGTACAGGGTGCAGTAGCTGCTCCTATAACAAGTGCTACTACTTCATTCGCACAAGCCCCGATAGAAACAGATGCTAATGTAACTCAAGCTGTCACTGCTGCTCCTGCAGTAGATAGTGCTTTAAACGCTGTGGAAGCTGCACAGGGAACCGTTAGCCCTGAAGCTAATGTAATTGCTGCACAGCAAGCTGCCACCTCTGTAGGGGACGTTACAGCAGCACAGGGTAATGCTATCTTAATGGATAATCCTGTACAAAGAGAAATACAGGAAGGTGAACTTATCAGTGGAAGTGCAGATGCACAAAAAGCTGCTCAGTTTACTGAACAAGTACAGGCTGCTCAAGCTACTCCTTCTGATAAGGCTACTGTAAAAGGTCAGCTAACAGAGTTAATGGATGACTTTGATGATGGTAAAACTCCTGCATGGGCTGCAGGTGCTATGCGTAAAGCTACACAAGCTATGGCTGCTCGTGGGTTAGGCTCATCTAGCTTGGCAGGACAGGCTGTTATTCAAGCAACTATGGAAGCTGCTCTTCCTATTGCACAAGCAGATGCTTCTGTTCAGGCACAATTTGAATCACAGAACTTGTCAAACAGACAGCAACGTGCTATGCTAGCTGCACAACAAAGAGCAGAATTTCTGAACATTGAGTTTACTCAAGACTTCCAAGCAAGAGTACAGAACTCAGCACGTATTGCTGATGTAGCCAATATGAACTTTACTGCGGAACAACAAGTAGCTCTTGAGAATAGTCGTGCCGCCAACACTATGAACCTTAATAACTTGTCCAATAGACAAGCAGTAGTTATGGCAGAAGCTGCTGCCTTAGCTCAAATGGATATGGCTAACTTAAGTAATCGTCAGCAAGCTGCAGTAATGAACGCACAAAACTTTATGCAGACAGACATGGCTAACTTGTCTAACAGACAGCAGACGGAGACATTTAAAGCACAACAGCGTGTTCAGTCTTTGTTTACTGACCAAGCTGCAGAAAATGCTTCTCGTCAATTCAATGCCTCTTCGCAAAATCAAACTGACCAATTCTTTGCTAACTTAGCTAACAATGTATCACAGTTTAATACCGCACAGGCAAATGGGCAGGCACAGTTTAATGCCGGACAAGCTAATGTAATGGAAAAGTTTAATGCTGAAATAAATAATCAGCGTGACCAATTCAATGCTCAGAACCAAGTGGTTATTGCTCAGAGTAATGCACAGTGGCGTAGGCAGTTAGCTACAGCAGATACAGCAGCAATTAATCGTGCTAACGAAGTCAATGCACAGAGTGTGCTTAATGTATCTAATCAAGCGTATGCGAACATGTGGCAGATGTATGGTGACACAATGGAATGGGCATGGACTTCAGCGGAAAACTCACAAGACCGTGTTAGTGCTATGGCTATTGCACAAGTAGATGCCGCTATGCGTGAGAGAGTTGCCGGTGAACAAGCCTCGACAGCAGCGGGTAGTGCTATTGGTAACTTAATTGGAACACTCGCTACTGCTTACATGGGTTCAGCAAAATTCGGGAAATAAACAACATAGGAAAGTAAACACACATGTTAGATAAATCAAATCCTGCAGCAGCAGCATACTTGCGTATGGACATTGAGAACATGCCTGAAGATAAGCCAGAAGAAAAAAACACAGGCTTACTACGTAAACCTTCCAGTGCTAAGTCTTCTAGTCTAGACTTAAATAATCCTGCTGTGCGTGTTGCAAAACAAATGCAAGTTATTAGAAATAATAGGAATGAAATTAATGAAAAAAAACGGTTAGAAGAAGAAGCAAAAGCACAATTAGAGCGACAATCACAAAACGTTACACCATCACCTTATGGTGAACTTAACAAAGATGACCCAACGTCATATCGCTCTGACGGTTCTATGAAGGGGTGGGGTTTCTTTGGCCCTATAGCTAATGAAGTTAATGGGGGTGGCCCTTCTACTGAGATAACTGTAGGAGTGGAAATAGACGGAAAAGAGATGGAGATACCCTCTATGTCTGAAAGTCTTACAAAAGACCAGCTTGACAGGCTTTTATCACTTGACCTCAAAAAAGATAGCGTTCCAATGGATATTGTTAGAACAGCACAGAAAGACGCAGTGCGTAGGCTCAAGGCGGGGTTACCTGTTTTTGCCACGAAAGAAGAAGAAGGTAAAACCCCGAGGCCCCAACATCCTAACAATCTTAATAGGTGATGACTTTGAAAAATCAAATTAGAAAATATAGGAATGAAATTAATGGCACTTCTGACTAATGAACCAAGCTTTGACCGCCCCATTCCGGGACAATCTCTTACTGCAGAACTAGGCGGTAGACCGTGGCAAAGTCCACCTCAGTATAGTACTATAGATGAGGTAATGGATTTTTATATGGAGCGCATGTCTGCAGAAGAGTTTATGTTACAAGCTGTAGATATACTAGAAATGGGTGTGCCCGTAACAACATTAGCTAATACAATTCAAATGGCAAATGTTATGGAAGGTGTACACACTATTGATACCGGTATGCTTGCTATTCCAGTAATAATGGAAATGCTTATGATGCTTGGCGATAGTGCAAAGATAGAATATGATACAGGCTTAGAAGATAAAAATCCTAAGACTAGAGGTACGCTGCTTGCAAAATTTGCTACACAGTATAAAGATGTATTAGATGAAACTGATTTAGAATCTGTTATGGCAGATGAAGAAGTTGAAGAAGACGTACAAGAAGAAGTTAAAGAAGAGCCTTCTGGCTTGATGTCAAGGAGAGACTAATGGGAATATTTAGTGGTGGATTTGGTGCAGGTTTAGCAGGGGGTTTAGCTACATCTGTAAGTAAATCATTGACAGATGCAATGGATAGACGAGAAGAAGAGCTATCTAAGGCTAGAGTGTTTTGGCAAACTAGGCAGGCACAGAAGCAAGACCAAGTTGATGCAGAAAACAAACGTATTAAATCTGCATATGAAACAATAACTAGAGAAATGGGTGGAGATGCAGCTAAAGGTTTAGCCGCTTATCAAGCTATTGGTGGTAATATTAACGATGTTGAAGGTTATCTTACTGAGTTAAAGTTGACGAAAGCGACTCAGAGCAACTATAGCCTACAGGATAAGCTAGATTTTGATAAGCTTAACTTAGGCGACTATGGTGACTTTACTTTCGACAAAGGTTTTGAAAGTATTAAATCAGAACTAACCGCACCGGACATTAATTACGTAGAAGCTCCTAGCTTACTTACCGCTATTGGTCTTGGTCAGGATACAGATAGAGTAGGTAAGTCATTACAGCAGCAGGTGGAACAATTAATTCCTACTTCTGAACGTACAGATGCAGGTATTGGAGCAGCTACAGTAACAGGTGACTTATACGAGGGAACCTATACAAGAGAAAAAGCTAAACGTGATGCACAAGCTAAAACTTTCCAAGAAAATATTATAAGAATCACATCTGAACTTGCAGAGTTAGAAAATGGAACGCCAGAATACGTTAAAAAAGATGAAGAGTTAACGCTTGCATATGAGGCAGTAAGGAAATACAATAGCCTTTCATCTAAGGTTGATGAAGACAAAGCTACCGTGAATAATCTAACAACTAGTTTTAATAATTTATTAAAAAATACAGATGCAATGATTTCATATGATAACGGAACAGCTACTTATAAGGGGGAGACTTATAATAAAGCACCCTTAGAAGATAAGGAGGGCAAAGTTACACGAGTATCCGGAGAAACGCTAAGAAATTCTGAGCATTTTAAGGCAGCTAAAGACTACGTAAGACAAAACATAGACTTTGATGACGAGGGTAATGTTACACACACACCAGATAGTGTGCAGGGTACTTTCTTAAAGCAAAACCCTCTTGCAAGAAAGGCAGTTGAAGCTGTACAAGAAGAAAAAAGACAGGCTAATCAACAAGCAGCAGGCACAGGTACAGGCACAGGAGAAGGTACAGGAGAAGGTACAGGCGAAGGTACAGGCACAGGCGAAGGTACAGGCGAAGGTACAGGCGAAGGTACAGGCGAAGGTACAGGCACAGGCGAAG